GGAAGTTCTCCCCTGAAAAGGGGACATCCCTGTACTGCACGGGGCTTTTCCTATTCTGATAAACAATGGTTCAAAGAAGGCAAAAAACCAAAACCAAGACTTTATCAGCACATAGGAAAACAGACGGTGATGATGGCGACTTAGCAGACGTGAGGGAGTTTGAGGGGCTTGACTACTCTGAGGTCAAGGAGAAGAACGAAAGTGACTTCTCCGTTAAAGATTTCAGGGAAGTTAAGGCTTCTCGGCGAACACAGAAGGAGCGTGCCTCTAAAGCTAGAGCACAACTCCTTACTGTGACCTTCAAGACAAGAGAAATCCTGTCGCGTCTCAAAGAAGTCCACAACACCGTCAAAATCACAAAGGGCCACTATTCCCTCACCCAAGAGCCAGGGTCAACCACCGTCAAGTATTGGGTGGGCAGATTACCTAGAAAGGTAAACATCATGCCCACTCACACTCACGGTGTTCCGGCTCCGGGGGGAAATCGGCGCGTGAGACGGGCTCACCACCATTCCTGGGCTGATGCCTTGAATGATGGTGACGAGTCTTACTTGACCGACAATCCATTTGAAGAGTTGGATAACCAAATGGAGGCCCTTGAGATTTCAAGCAATCGCCAACACAAAACCGCCAAAGGGAGCGGTCTTCCAAGGTCCCCTCATGTTAACTTACTAAAGTTATCTGGGGACGTTGAAGAAAATCCTGGGCCACGAGGAAAGCAGAACCACGCGGCCAAAGAAGGCGAGCTCTCCAAGCCGGCCAACAATTCCAAACACTGGGACAAATGCAGTAAATGTAAAGGAGTCTGGGACAAGACTACCGGCTGCAAGGATAAAACCTGTGGGAAATATAGACCGGAGAAGCAGCCTAAAAAACTCAAAGGCAAACCAGGGGGTGGAGGCACACGCGGAGGCGGTCGGTCAAAACAAGTGGTTAATGACATGGCACGTTCCCTTAGTCAAATGAAAGGGGATGTGGACGCTCAACGAGAAATCATTGCTGATCTCAGAGAGTCCAGTGAAGACTATTCAACTGCCTCGGAATTATCCATTACTCCGTACTGCCCAACCCCCGAAGGATCCATCAATGAACCCCTTATGGATCCTCCTCCGGCCGCCCCAGATCCAGGTCTCCCGCCTCCATCGAGATCTGATCTACCGGTTACCTTTTCGCACTTGCCTCGCGAGGACATCGATGATATCTATCGATACCGAGTGAAGAGCTACCACTTGTTATATCGAGCGGTTTTTCTTTTGCTTGGTGCGCGAATCCTGCAGCCTCGCTTGAAGCCAGCATGGGGAGCCTACTTAAGGTTCTTACCACGCTTGAGCTTCCTGGGGCCTGTATCGCGCGCTCTCCTCCATGCTGTGTGCTTTTTCTTACTGTACCGAGCAGGTCTGTCGTTTTTGAAGCGTCAGATCAACACCAAGCTCATAACGTACAAGTTGGAACAAGACCGCAGCATGGTGGAAACAGGTGAAGTTCGCATGGAGAAGCACCACCACACATTAGTCAAATACAAAGACATGCACTATGCTGAATATTCAGTACATGATGACATGTCCATTTTTGGCTATAAGTTGTCAAGCTTCTTACCACATGTGACACGACGCCTGAACCCCATACGGATATCATACGAACTCTTCTCACAGCTAATGCCGACGATCAACTGCTCTACTGATTTCAAAGCAACCCATCTCCGAATACACCGAGATATCCAAAGGGTTGCCAGTATCAATATAGACAGAGGCTTTGCGTCTAAAAATGGCATCATCCAAAACACGGCTAATCTTATGGTTGCATATGGCATACATTTGAGAGACGGCCATGTGACGGATGAGCATTTAAACTGACCAGGGCGTACGTCTACGGGTATCGAGTGTGTGATCCAGGGCTTCCTAACATTGTCAAAGACATTGTTAAGAACTCCGATGAATGTCAGTGGAAATTAGACCCTTCCGCTCCCGTTCGATTACACAGTCGTAGACCTGTAGCTGTCTTCGGTCCACATAGGATTGAAAACATCGTACGCCCTCAAGCCGACCCAGATGATCTAAATGGCTTGCTCCTGGCATGCTTAAAGAGAGTGACACCCCAAATGCCTGAATATACTGATTATGGTCTAGAGGAGTATGCGGAACATTTTTTCAAACAGTTCATACCTGTAATGCATGATGATGATATCATGACGTTTGAAGAATTTTTGTAAAGCATGGACAAACCCCTAGACTTTAAGAATCAGGTGCGGGAGTATCACGAAAACCGG